ACATCTTTAGAGTGCATGAGCAAGAGTTAAACACAAACACCACCATTGCGGCTGGTGATAACGCTGGGGCTTTCTTTAGCCTATCGGTAGCAACAGGGGTTACATTGACTGTCAATGGTAACTTGGTGATAGCATGAGTACATTAAAAGCAGATACAATCGTAGCATCAGACGGCTCTAGCCCTGTAACGCTGACGAAGCAGAGTGCGGCTAAAATTTGGACAGTTTTTGATTGCGTGGCGGCAGTTACAGATGACAGTTTTGGTCAAAGTTCATTGTCTGATGATGGCGTTGGACTTTTCACATCTTCATTTACAAACAATATGGGTTCTGCCTCTTATACGAATGGCGGTTCACCAGCATCATCCAGTGCAACAACAGTAACGCTTTCTATCATTCCTAATTATCAAGGTGTCATAACAACATCTAGTGTGCAGTTATCCATATCTTATGCATCAGGCAGTAGCGCAAGATATGATTATCCTTATGCACCCAATGTAATTCACGGAGACTTAGCATGAGCGAGATACTTGTAGACAATCTCACAGGCAAGACTTCTGCTGGTGATATTACTGTGACCTCTGAGGGCGGTGCGGCAACGCAATCGCTACAGCAGGGGTTGGCGAAGGCGTGGTTTAAGTTTGACCAGACTGTGCCTTCCAATTATTCCTCATTCAACGTCAGCAGTGTTTCAGATGACGCAATTGGTGTATACACGCAGAACTGGACAAACAGTTTTAGCGATGTTCATTATCCAATGGGGATGGTAGGCGATAGTTATCCTAACCATTCGCATCCAGCTTGTTACATATTCTATAACGACTCATCTTCTCAAACTGCATCAAGCTGTAAATACGACAGCAGGGGTGGAACTAACGGCACTGCCTATGACCAAACAAACCTTTGTAATGTTCACGGAGACCTCGCATAATGGCTGGAAAAATTATAGCAGATACTCTGGAATCAGGTGCTGGTGCTGACATCGCCACCAACTATGTGGTGTTTGGCAGTGCAAAGTCTTGGGTAAATTTTAATGGTCAAGGAACTGTTGCAACCAATGAGACATTCAACGCATCAAGTATCACAGATTTGGGAACTGGAAACTATCAAGTTAATTTTGCCAATGCGCTTCTTAATGGTAACTACTCAGCCAATGTAACAGGTGCGTATTCAGATAGTGGGCTTACATCTTGCTCATCTACAAACACCTGTCGCAGTCACACCACAACATCCATGAGAGCAACCTCTGCTGGCACAAGTAATAGCGGAGTTGATATGGTAAGGATGTGTGTGTTGATACATGGGGAACTGGCGTAATGCAGACACCTAACTTTAAAGGCACAAAGCTATTTGACCGTCTGGGCTGGGCTAAAGAAAACCTTGAACCGCATCAGTCAGACTACCGTGTTGTCTATGAGGACAGCATAGATGAGTGCGCCAAGATACTTGTGCCTGACCCAAACTGGATGGCCTGTGCTTTACAGGGTGGCATCTTGCCGCCTGTGTGGGTGTATCACGAACTGGCTAAAGACGAAGCCCAGCCAGACTTTAAGAAACATACCCGTGGCTATCTGTTGCATGAGACTGAGCCAATGCCAGCCATGACAGAAGAAGAAGCTATTGAGTACCTGATTATAAAGGACATACCACAGTCTGTGTGGCAGACTTGGGATGAGGGCAACCGCCCTAAGATGGTTATCTGCAAGAAACAGCAGTTACCGCAAACAAGAGAATGGCGCAACGCATGGCGCATATCTGATGAACTAGCCGCATAGGAGAAAACCGATGGCTGTAACAACATATATCGTGGATAAGGACGGTAATCAGATTGATGCCTCAACTGCTACCGTTCCAGCAAACAGAGACTTCCGTGGTGCTTGGTCACTGTCAGGCTCAGTGATTTCTGAGGACATGGACAAGGCAAAGGAAATCTTTAAGGATAAAATCCGTGAAGTACGCAAGCCCCTGCTGGAAGCAAAGGACGTTGAACTGATGAAGGCTCTGGAAGCTGGCTCAGACACAACTGCCATTGCCGCCGCAAAGGATGCTCTGCGTGATGCCCCTGCCGCACCTGCTATTGATGCCGCTACTGACATTGCCAGCTTGAAAGCCGCTTGGGATACGAGTGTTCTTGGTGATAGCCCTTACGCATAAGGAGTTTTAAATGTCCAGAGCAAGAGACTTAGCAGACCTTGTTGATGCCAATGGCGATGTAAAAGCATCTGCCTTGGATAATGCAGAGGCATTTCCTGCTGGCACGTTAATGGTGTTTCAGCAAACATCAGCCCCTACTGGCTGGACAAAACAAACTACACACAATGATAAAGCATTTCGTTGTGTTAGCGGTTCTTGTTCTTCTGGTGGCACTACAGCTTTTTCTACAGCAATGGCAACACCGTCTGTGTCTGGTAGTGTTGGAATTAACGGTACTCCTGATTCTGGTAACTTGGCTGTTTCAGTGTCTGGAAATATTTCAAACACAACATTATCTAACAACCAAATTTCTTCTCATTCACACACAGAAAGAAGAATATATGGCTCAGATGGTAATTATAGTGGGTACTATGGCGCACAATATGCTAATGATGGACAAAATCTACAAAACGCCGTTAATTCAGGTATGGGTAGTGCTGGTGGCGGCGGTGGAGGTGGTTCACACAATCACGCACATACCCTTTCTGGAACAATGACTGGTGCGCCTGGACTCGGCAATCTAACAGGTACATTATCTTCATCAACAGCATCTATTAATGTTCAATATGTAGATGTGATTATTGCGGCAAAAGATTAATGAACACACCAACCTTTATTGAAAGCTATCAAACAGAACAATACGATTTTTGCGATAGGGTTATTGCAAGATTAAATGAATATATTTCTGGGCAAGATGACCCAAATGTTGCGATGCACTTTATGAATGGCTCGACTACAAATCGTGGAGAAGCTAACAGAAGAGATTATTCATTTAACTTTACCGCAATGAAAGACCCTCTTGTTGCTGAAATGCACGAGATATTAAGGCAATACATTCCAAAATATGCAAATACCTATAATGGTTTTGGTATGCAAGGCTGTATGTCAGAAGCAATGAAGGTTCAAAAAACACCACCAAAAGGCGGATTTCATACTTGGCATTGTGAGCATGGTAGGCGTGAGTCATCAAGCTGGCGTAATCTTACATGGACACTTTACTTAAATGACATTCCAGATGGGGAAGGTGAAACAGAATTTATTGAGTATGGTATAAAGCTACAACCTAGAAAAGGTCTCTTGTGTTTTTTCCCTTCCGCTTGGACACATACACACAGGGGAAACCCTGTTTATAGTTGTGATAAATACATAGCTACTGGTTGGTATTATTTAGTATAAGGAGTTTGTCATGGCAAGATGGGTAATTATAAATGGTGGGTCTGGTGATGCAGACCAAATTGGTAAAGATGGTAATTTTTTTGACCAATTGGATTTGTCATGGTTGCCACCAGATGTTTGTGCTGTTCAATCGCCAGATGGTGTAACTTGCGAAATTGAAAAAGGCGACCCAGCCACAGGCTATCGTACACAAAATGAAATTAACGTTGCGACAAGCACACTGTCATGGTGGCCTAATGTTGAGACTACATGGCAAGCGGCATACGATGCAAGTCCGAAAGATTCTCCACCACCAGAAGAGCCAGCATAATGAAGCTAGAGGTTAAGGACAACTGCCCGTTAAATAACTTTGAGCCTTGCAAGAAGTTAGATTGTGCGTGGTTTATTCAGATAAGAGGGCAAGACCCTCAGACTGGTGAATCTGTAGATGACTGGGGTTGTTCTATGGCGTGGATGCCAAAGCTGTTAATTGAAAATGCTATGCACACTAGACATACTGGTGCGGCTGTTGAAAGTTTTAGAAACGAAATGGTTAAAGACAATCAAGCATTGTTAAAAGCATACCAGACATCAGATTTAAAGGTGATAAAATGAACCAGAGCAACATTCCTTTAGTAGCTGGTGGTTTAACTGCTCCGTGGTGGGTAAATGCAATGAACGATTGGCTTTCATTAATAGCTGTCATTCTTACCATAGCGTTGCTTCTCCGTAATCTTTGGAAGTCACGGAAGGACTAGGCAATGATTGACCCAGGCACGATAGCCTTGGCTGCTAGTGCCTTTGCCGCGGTCAAGAAAGGCATAGCCTTTGCCAAAGACATCGAGTCCATGCACCAAGACATCTCCCGGTGGATGTCTGCTTGCCATGAAATCGAATCCAAACATAACAAAGTTAAGCGTAGAAAAGGCCAGTCTGTCGCAGAGGAAGCGATGGAAACTTGGGCTGCTGTGCGCAAAATACGTCAGCAGCGCGAGGAGCTTCGGCTCTATATGCTGTCTATAAACCCCCAAGCATGGAATGATTTTGTAAGAATAGAGGGGCAGATACGAAAGCAGCGCCAGCAAGAGGAGGCTGAAAGGCGCAGAAAGATTAAGCGTAACCTAGAGATAGCTGTGGTGGTTCTGGCCATTGTGCTAGTTGGGTTTGCTTTTGGCCTGATGGTTTGGTGGGTGTTGTATCTAAGGAGTTTGTAATGGCTACAGTATTAGACGAATGGAAAGTGATGCCAAGACTGGCATTTCTTGCTATGATTATCATGGCTTACAGGGTAACGGACTGGTATATGTATGACTTAGACATTGCCAGCCGGACTATTGAAGCCAGTGGTTTTGTTTCCGTTGTGGTCGGGGCTTTGACAGGTAGCTTTGCGATATGGCTAGGGAAAGAGAAGTAAGACTGGTCACATATACCGATAACCAGCTCCGGGGTGAGAAGGTTTATTTTCTGGTGGATGAAAACGGCGTGATGCTGACAGAGCCAGTAAAGAAAGAGGGCAAACATGATACAGCTATTGGGCGTAGTGGGTAATCTTGCCCAGACTTTTCTTGAAGGCAAGGTAGAGAAAGAAAAAGCCAAGTCAGAGATAATGAAGACTGCCGCGCAGCATGATAGCAAGTGGGAGTTAATCATGGCTGAGTCTACGCGCAACTCATGGAAAGACGAGATAATTACCATCGTTGTTTTACTGCCGTGCGTACTTAGCTTTGTGCCGGGCATGGAAGATATAGTACAGGCTGGCTTCAACCGCTTGAGCGAGCTGCCTGATTGGTATCAGAACATCTTATATGTTACTATACTAGCAGGGTTAGGTCTCAAAGGACTGGATAAGTTTAGGAGAAAGTAATGCCAGCAAAACGTGGTTTATATGCAAACATCCATGCCAAGCGTAAGCGTATCAAGGCTGGCAGTGGTGAGAAAATGCGGAAGCCAGGCAGTAAGGGTGCGCCTACTGCAAAGGCTTTCAAGCAATCAGCTAAGACAGCTAAAAAGAAATGAGGATATGATGGCTACAATATTATCATCAGCAGAGGGAGCTAAAAGGACTGCATCAAAGTCAAAGGCAGCAAAAAAAGTTTCTGGCAACAATTACAGCAGAGCCGAGGATATTTTGGATAGATATGCAAAAGGCAAGCTGAACTCAAGAGAGGTTCAGAAAGAACTAAAAAAGTTTGGGTTTGGTGCAAACTTACGCGGCAAAAGCAATGTCATCCCAGTATTCCCCTTAGATGGGGGCGATGGTTTTGATGTGGAACTGTAATGAACATAGACCAGCTTAGACAGGAGCTTGCGGCAGACGAAGGCTGTAAGTACGAGATATATTTAGACCATCTCGGTCTGGAGACGTTCGGCATTGGCCACCTCGTAACAGAAGATGACCCGGAATATGGCCAGCCTGTCGGCACACCCGTTACAGAAGAACGAGTGCAGCAAGTGTTTCGCAGGGACATAGCCGTTACTACAGAGGATTGCCATAGGCTGTACCCGGACTTTAACAAGCTGCCAGAGGAAGCCCAGCTCGTTATTGCAAACATGATGTTCAACCTCGGCTACCCTCGCCTGTCAAAATTTAAAGGCATGAAAGCAGGGGTAGATGCCCGGGACTGGGATAAAGCAGCAGAGGAAATGATAGACTCGAAGTGGTTTGACCAAGTGCCAAACCGGGCGAAGCGTTTGGTGGCTAGAATACGGAGCTTGAAAGATGCCTAAGAAAAAAGACCCCCGGTTGGCTAGAGCTGGTGTATCCGGCTACAACAAGCCAAAGCGCACCCCAAACCATCCAAAGAAGTCTCATGTCGTTGTGGCCAAAGTAGGCGACAGGGTTAAGACTATCCGCTTTGGGCAGCAGGGCGTATCTGGTGCTGGGAAAAGTCCAAAGACTGCTGCACAGAAGGCACGGCGTAAATCATTTAAAGCCCGTCACGCAAAGAACATAGCTAAAGGCAAGATGTCTGCGGCTTATTGGGCTAATAAAGTTAAGTGGTAGTGAGAACGGGGCGGCAAACACATCTCCGTAACGTGTGAGGACTTTATCCAATAACTTTCACACTGTACAAAAACCGCCCCGTCCTCTACCGCTAGAGCTGTCCAGCGGTATCCTTGTTTACCTTCCAAATGCGCCAGCCAGTACCGTCCGGCATCTTAGCGC